CGTTTGTAATGGATGACGGTGACATTATTGGTCGTGACCAACTAATAAGAATTCGTACAGCATTAGGTCATCAGATATTGATGAGCGATGATGGTCAAACATTGATGATATTACATAGCAATGGACAAAGTTATGTAGAGTTAGGTAAAGAAGGCACAGTAGATATCTATAGCACTAACAGTTTTAACGTTAGAACACAGGGTGATTTAAACTTACACGCAGATAGAAATGTTAATATATTTGCAGGTGAAAATCTAAACGTGCAAGCAACTAATATAAAAGTTGCTAGCGAAGAAGGATATAACCAAACAGTAGGAACCGATTACCAACTATCAAGCGGCGGAAAACATACAAGTAAAGTAGGCGGAGCATTTAGTGTTGATGCAGGTGGGCAAGCAAGCATGGCATCAGCAGCAGAGGCATTTGTCAATGGTAGTAAAGTAAATCTAAACTCTGGTAAAACATCTACCATACCTGCTGAAGTATTGCCCCCACAAAAGATTTTACAGACAGATACATTGTTTGATAAAGAAACAGGATTTAGCGCCGCTCCTGCTAAACTTACTACCATAGTTTCTCGCGCCCCGGCTCACTATCCATGGTCAGCAGCAGGTCAAGGTGTTGACGTTAAAGTAAGTTTGGATGCAGCAGACAATCTACCAGCCGCACCTAGCAGCGCAGTTGGATCTATAAATGCCGCAGCCGGTGCTACCGATGCTCCGGGTGTAGGAGCAGCTACAGTATCAAGTGTTCCGGCTACAGGCAAGGTAAGTGATGCGATAGACAAAAACACTACACAATCAGTATTAGGCGCAGTGGCTGCTAATGCTGCTGCAGGACCATTATCGGCAGCAACAAAGACAGGTACAGCTATAGCTGCTACAGCCTCAGGTACACAAGTTGGTGTCGGGCAGTTTGCATCTACACCACAAAATCTAGAAGCAGCCGGGGTATTAAAGGCAGGTAGTGCGCCAGTAGTGCAAGCTATCGCAGAAAAGACAGGAAATATACAACAAGCTATGCCAACCACTGTGTTTACAGGGCAGGCAGGAGCACAAACTTTACCCACATTGGTTGGTAATACGCAGGCTCAAGCAGGAGCTGTGGTAAAAAATCTACAACAGTCGCAGACAGGTTTGACCAACGCAGGCGTAATAACCGGCAAAGAAAGTCCTACACAGATTGCTGGTCTAGTTACAGCAGGTGCTACTAGCGGCGTGAGCAATACAGTGAACGCAGTTAAAGGTATATCAAATAGTCTAGTAGGCGGATTAGCGGGTGCAGCTACAGCTTCAGCAGGTGCAGCCTTAGGTGCTGCAGCAGGATTAGGTAATGCAGTAGGTGGAGCAGTAAGTGGTGTACTAAAAGGTATCAAGTCAGGTAACCTAGCTGCAGGGCTAGCAGAAGGCGCAGCCGGAGCATTAGGTGGAATATCAGAATCAGTAGCAAGTTTAGCAGTAGGAGTAAAAAGCGTTATAGCACAAACGGCAGGCGCAGCAGCCGGCGCGTTCCAAGCAATCAAAGCATCATTTAAACCAATGCAGGCGGGAAAACCTCAAAACTTAACTAAGCTTGCCAAAGAAGCTGCGGCAAAAGCTGAGGCTTCAGCCAGCGAGCTTGGGTCGGGGGTCCAAGGTGCAGTAAACGCAGCAGTAGGATCTAAAATACCCGGCGCGCTAAGTGCTACCGGTGGAGCAGCGGTCGTTAAAAATGCAGTAGCAAGCACTGCGTCTAGCGCAGCGACTACGGCGATATCGGGCGCAGCAGGGGCTGCCGGCGGCATACTAAGCAAAGCTACTGCAACAATAGGTACGGCAACAACCGCTGCTGTTGGTGGCTTGGTTAATGCAGGAACAGCCGCTGCAACAACAGCATCAGGAGTCGCAGGAACTATATCATCGGCTGCGACTAAAGTTACTGGAGGAGATGGTTTAGCGACTGCAGCCTCGGCAGTGCAAAGCGGTGCTCAGGCAGCATCTAGTGCTGCTTCTTCTAGCGGCGTCACTAGTTTGCCGGGAGGCGTAGGCGTTGTGGCCAATGTTGTCAATAAAGCGACAAACGCAACTACCGGAGTAATAGGTGCTGTCGGCGGAGCATTGACAGGAGCTGTAGGAACAGTGGGTAATGCTATAGGAGGTACTGCAGGATCAGCGTTAACTAACGTTGTGGGAGGAGCATTAGGAGCAGTGACTGGCGCGGTCAGCGGCGTAGTAGGCGCAGTAGGCGGGGCGATAGGCGCTGCAGCAGGAGCTCTAAGCTCAGGTAAAGGATTGACAGGAGCAATAAAGGATGCCGGAGCTGCCGCACTTAACGGACTCAAAGCCCCAAACGCACTAGATAAACTCAAACAAGCAGGCGGAGGACTTTCATCGCTAGTGAAATCAGGATTACCTTCTGGAGCAGCCTCGCAGATAGAGAGTGCGGTAAGCTCTGTGGGAGGTGGCGCTAGCCAGGTATCTCTACCTACTATAGCGGTTAACACTACTAACAGAGGCTCAGTAGATGCCGCGACTAAAGACCAGCTAGGTGATCCCGGTATACCGGCGCCTAATCAGACAGGAGAGATAAGCGAAGCTGCAGTGTTGAGTGTAGAAGAAAAAGAAAAACGTAAGGCTGAGTTCTTAGATAAATGGGGAGTATTAAGACCTAAACAACAGGCAGCAATAGCAACTTTCTATGCAGCTAGAGACAGGTTTGTCTATATACGAGATTATGGTGTAAAGAATGATCCACAAAAGGAACCAGCTTATAATAAGATGCAGGAATTAGGTAAAGTAGCGATAGATTTAGGAAATCAGATTATCGCATTATTAGAGGAGTATCCGGAGTTCCAAGACTCTAGCATTAATGATTTAAATGAGATGGCAGATAAACAAGCTAAAACTAAGGCTGACAACACACTTAATGAAGTGGTTATCAAATCTCAAAGAAGCGGGGGCTAAATAATATTATATGGCAAACTATATAGGATTCAGCACAATAAACGCTAACAAGCCCAAGACTACTAATGCTATTAATGGGCAGGATGACGGTACAGGTACTATTTTAAAAGGACTTGTATTCGGTAAAAAGTTCAGGATGGTTGATACTCCTTTAGTTTTACAAGACTTTATCAATGCATTAAACATACGACAGGGAGAAAAAGTAGGACAACCTGAATATGGAACTAAGTTGTGGTCCTACGTCTTTGAACCCAACACTACTGATATGCAGTTTCAGTTAGAGAATGAGATACGCAGAGTTGCTAGCCAAGACCCAAGGCTTGATTTAAACTATGTAAAAGCTTTCCCGCAAGAAAACGGCATATTAGTAGAGATAGAACTATCAGTTTCGCCCTATAATCAAGCTCAAATCGTAAGCATTTACTTCGACGGCACAAGTTCTAGAGCTTTAATCCAATAAGGTTAAAAACTCGGTTTTTAGGTATTGATAAATATTAAAAATAGAGATTAACTATGGCGACAAGTGATAGACAAAGCGCGATATTCGGAGTGAATGATTGGAAAGCAATCTATCAAACTTTCCGTCAAGCAGACTTCCGTAGCTACGATTATGAAACATTACGTAAAAGTTTCATAGACTATCTACGCCTATATTATCCCGAGACATTTAACGATTATATAGAAAGCAGCGAGTTTATCGCATTGCTAGATGTCATGGCTTTCATGGGTCAGGGTCTAGCATTTAGAAACGATTTGAATGCCCGTGAAAACTTTCTAGATACTGCCGAACGCCGTGATAGTGTTATCAAGTTAGCAAATCTTGTAAGCTATACTCCAAAACGTAACTTATGTGCTGAAGGATACCTTAAAATCATAAGCATACAAACCACTCAAAATATAAATGATTTAAATGGTGTGAATCTTAGCAATCTTCCTATATTATGGAATGATCCAGCAAATCCTAACTGGCTAGAACAGTTTAACACTATTATCAATGCTAGCTTAGTAAACTCACAAAGAATAGGTCGACCGGGAAATGTCAGTGACCTATTAGGTATAATCACTAGCGAATATGCTATACAGTTACCGCCTGATGTATTACCTATAATACCTTTCACTAGCACAGTAGATAACATCAATATGAACTTTGAACTTGTTAGTGCTACAAGTGTAGATGAAGATTACATTTATGAAACGCCTCCTGCGCCTATAGAACGTTTTAATATTCTATATAGAAATGATAAACTAGGTTATGGTAGTGCAGATACCGGATATTTTTTCTATTTCAAACAAGGCTCATTACAAAACTACGATTTCGTTTTACAACAGCAGATTTCAAATCAAGCTGTAGACATAGATATACAAGGTGTAAACAATACAGACACGTGGTTATATCAAGTTAATACAAATAATAATACTAATATAGTTTGGGAAAAAGTTGAAAACATATACGCCGATGCATATCTACAGACCGAATCATCACGCAGAGAAATATTTCAAGTCAACAGCCGCTTTAATGATCAGGTAACTTATATTTTCGGTGACGGCGTGTTCAGCAAAATACCTGTAGGAACATTTAGGGCTTATGTAAGATCCAGCAATGGATTGACGTATACTATTGATCCAACCGAGATGAATGGTATAACAGTTGCATTCAGTTATGTCAGCAGAGTTGGAAGAATAGAAACAATGACTTGCCAGCTAGCATTGGGCACACCAGTAAGCAATGCGCAGGCACGTGAAAGCATAGCTGACATTAAACAACGTGCACCTACAAGATATTATACACAAAATCGTATGGTCAATGGTGAAGACTATAATAACTTCCCATATACATTATACAGTTCGATAATAAAATCAAAAGCGATCAATCGTAGCAGCATAGGTATATCTAAGAATCTTGATTTGGTTGATGCTACGGGAAAATATAGCAGCACCAATACATTCGGTGATGACGGGGGTTTATGGGAAGATGATGAGAACGGATTTTTAAGTTTAAACATCACTACGGTAAATGATATACGTGCATTTTTAACAACTGAGTTAAGCAACGTATTAGCAAACGTCAAGGCTAATCAATATTATATACAGAACTATCCACGTTATAATGTGAACACTGCTAGCGGTGATGGCACAGTTATCTGGAATACAAGCATAGTAGATGCTAATAGTGAAAACGGATATTTTTATACTATATCCGGCGCACAAGAACTACCTACTCAGTTGGGAACTTTTAACTCACATAATGTCAAGTATGTGACTACAGGGGCTTTATGTAAGTTTACTGCACCAACTGGATTTTATTTTAATAATGAAAGTAGATTAGTATCAGGTATTCCTACACCTAGTGATCAAACATTCTTATGGACAACAGTTTTAAATGTCATAGGTGATGGTACTAATAATGGTCAAGGAAATTTTCCTAATGGATCAGGCCCTGTAACATTAAATGGTTACATTCCTTCAGGCGCTATTTTATCACAAGTCATACCTGTATTCGATAACTCATTTAGTATTGGGTTGATTGAAGAAGCAGTAATAAGATTAGACCTGCAACAAAATTTTAGTTTGGTATTTAATAATAGCAAAACAATAGATCAAGATCGTTGGACTATAGAGCCTTTTGAAGATCCAGATTGGTTTGTTAGATTCACAAGCCAACAAGGAACCGACAATAGATATATCGTAGAATATAGAGCAATAACATATTATTTTGGAAGTGTCATTGATACAAGATTTACACTATCTCCTAATGAGTTAGTATATGATCCTTTTTCTGGAAAAATATTACAAGATTACATAAGCATGTTGTCAACTAATAGTCTACCTAATAGTAATAGTGCGTTAGGAAGAAACATCAAAGTTAATATCATAGGACAGACTGTAGAAAGCGATGGATATATCAACGATTTCCAAGTAGAAGTAGCAAGCATTGATGTCAATGATAGAAAGATAGTTTTAAATCCAGATTTTTTCAACTATATAACTGGATACACACCTGGTGCAGCAAATACCGGTATATATTGTTTCTTTGAAACATTGCAGGATGCAGTTTCATTAACAAGAAGACAGTTGATTCCGTCTACTGATGTTGTTTACATATATCCTACAAAATCTCAGATTGAAATAGTGAAATATGAATACCCGTTAGGTCAGTTATTTTATGCCTATAGCGAAACAAATTCAACAGGTGAATATGATGTGTTCTATAAAACTGTTCAAGATAGAACAGTTGCCACACCTAGTTATAGCCTCGTAGTGCAGCCGCAGTATACTATGCAACCCGGTCGTCAAGGTATGAGCTATCAATATAGACATAATAGCAATAATACAACAAGAATAGATCCTACAACTACAAATATTATAGACTTATATGTAGTTACTGAAAGTTATTATAGATCCTATCAAAACTATATTAATGATACTAGTAACACTGTACCAGAACCCGAAAGACCAACTATCAATGAACTTAACACTGCTTATGGTCAGGTAAATGATTATAAGATGTTAAGTGATAGCGTGATAATGAATAGCGTAGTGTTCAAACCATTATTCGGTCCTAAAGCTGCTGAAGCGTTGAGATCAACTATCAAGGTTATAAAAACCAGCACTACCGCTGCAAGTGATAGCGAGATACGTAGCGCAGTGTTAACAGCCATGGATGAATATTTCGACATAAATAATTGGAACTTCGGTGATACATTTTATTTCAGCGAACTTAGTGCATACTTACATGCCGAACTCGGTGAGTTGATAAGCTCTGCTGTGTTAGTACCAAATAATCCAGAAGAGCCTTTCGGAACGTTATATGAAATCAAATGCGCGCCCTACGAGATTTTTGTTAATGCCGCTACAGCAAATGACGTATTAGTTATAGCCGCATTGACACCAACTGAGTTGCAAGTAAGATAAAATGACTAGAATAAGAACTCTTAACTTTCTACCTACCATATTCCAGACGCCCACTAATAGCCAGTTCTTAGGGGCAACTCTAGACCAGATTGTTAATCCACCAGTTACTAAAAAAATAGAAGGCTATGTAGGTAGTAAGTTTGGTTATGGTATCAATGCAAGAGATTATTATGTCACAGAGCCAACTAAGACTAGAACAGATTATCAGCTTGATCCTGGTATAGTATTCACCAAGAACAACGAAAGCACAGCCACAGATTTTATATCATATCCTGGTATACTTGATGCTATAAAACTAGCAGGAGGTATAACTGGTGATAATGATAGATTATTCACAGAACAGTTTTATTCTTGGGATAGCTTTACTAACCTAGATAAGATTATCAACTTCAATCAATATTATTGGTTGCCAGAAGGAGCTCCTGCAGTAACGGTAGCCACTGACACTGTATTTCAAAGCAATGATTATATTGTAGAAGACCAACCAAATGGATATAATATTCGTAGCGTAGGTTCCGGCGCAGGAACTATAAATCCTACCATAACATTGCTGCGCGGCGGCACATATAACTTTATAGTAGACCAAGACACAAACTTCTGGATACAAACTGAACCGGGTACAGCCGGTACAAGTGCTATACAATCAAACATATCTACAAGAGATGTATTCGGTGTACAGAATAACGGCGCAGACAAAGGTATAGTTACCTTCTCAGTTCCCGCTCCTAATGCACAAAACGAGTTTCTTTTTCCAGGCAATAACACAGTAGACGTTGTTAGCAATATACCTTTTAGTCAACTAAATGGTGCAAGATTAAATGACATAGAAAATATTGATAGCATCACAAGTTTAGATGGACTTACTGTGATGTTTTTTGATACTGGTATACCAGATGAGATAGCATATGTAAGTAGCTTTTACAGCGAAACTCCATTCGATACTAATGGCTCTTTAGTAGCTCCTCAAACAATCTCAGTAACTGGAACTACTGCGGTCACTAATGCTGTTACTTGTAATAGCACTGCAAATCTTGTTGTAGGACAAAGCATAACATTTAATGGTGTTGGTTTTGGTGGGATAAACGTTTATCAAACATCAGGCAGCGCAATAGTCATTTACTATGTCAACTCAATATTAAGTGCAACACTTTTTACTATATCAACTCAACCAAATAATCCTGCAACAGTAGTTGCATTATCAACTGCTTCAGGCAGCATGACAGGTAATATCAATCAAGGATTGTACGAGGAAGGATTTTATACTCCAGTAAATGATTACTTTTTTAGAATAACTTTGATCGGGGATATAAGCGATCCGATTATACAACTTACTCAAGATAGTTTAATACCTACAAATGAAAAAATATTACCATTATATGGATCAGCGTTCGTAAATATACCATTTTATAAAAATGTAAATGGTATAATACAAAAGATACCTTTGATTACGGCTCCATTAGATACATTATATTATCAAGATGGTTCAGCTAGCAATAAGGTTGGCATCATTAAAATAATAGAGAGCAACTTTACTAATACATTAAATGTCGAAAGAGATATATTAGGTCAAGAAAACTTCAGTATAGCAAGTCCCAATGGCATCACTATAGATTTTACCAATGGATTAAAAGTTCAGTTTGATGGTGATGTGATACCTACTAGTTATCTGCAGGGTGAATATTATGTAGAAGGAGTAGGTACTGCCATACAGTTGATACCTACTACTGATTTGATATGTCCTGAGCCTTTCACAGTAGATAGCTTTGCGCCCTATGACATATTACCATATGATATAGGAAACTATGACAGTTCTCTTTACATACCTGTACAAAAAGATTATATCACTATAGCAAGGAATGCACTTAATAGAAATCCTTGGTCACGTTGCAATCGTTGGTTCCATATACAGGTTATACAGGCTACTGCTGATTATAATAATAATCCTAATATATTAAATGAGTTTGCTAAAGCAGAATATAAAGCACTTAGACCTATCATAGAATTCTATCCAAACTTAAAAATGTTTCAATCTGGAACATATGGATTAGATCCTGTAGATTTCTTTGATTTTAGAACTACTGATGCATTAACATATGTAGCAGGACAACAGCAGTACTATCCAGACATTAAGTTATATACCGACTATACTGCGACCATAACAGGCACAAACATTACTCCTGTATCTGAAAGTTCATTCAGTGTAGGAAATACAGTTATCATAGCTACATTAGGAACTACTAACTGGAATAACTTAGCCGGTACTATAGGATTGACATATATTCCTGGTAACAGAGTTTACATCAAAAATGCTCCTGCTGCAGGTACAGGGACAGCAGTAGTATTATCTACTTCGACTACTATAACTATTAATATAGCTGATATCTATGAGGGAGGTCATCACGGTGACATACACAATGAAGATATAGTGCCCGGAATGTTTGAAGTCGGGCAGTATATTAGCGATTTACCTAGTCCCTATGATAGTTTAGGTAATCCACAAAGCTTAAGACCTGTGCTTCCTGTAAATGCTACTATAACATCAATAACAGGAGTTAATACTTTAACACTTACTGTAAGTTGGGATGATCCTACTATAATACAAGCTAGAACAAATAGCAGTCTTATAGCAAACGATGACAATAATAGTAACTATTTGATCCCGCCAAACTCAAGAATAATATTTGCAGGGGACACTAACCCAGAAATAAAAAACAAAATATTCGTAGCGAACTATTCTACTATAACACCGGGATCTGATCCTGTATTAACCCTTACTCTAGCACCAGATGGCGTGACTGAAGAAGGTGCACAATTAGTAGCTTTAAGAGGTTACAGTGAGACTGGTGTAAGCCATTACTATCACGATGAACATTGGGAAGAAACACAAGAAAAAACTGATGTAAATCAACCACCGTTGTTTGATGTATTTGATAACAATGGTATAAGTTTAGGTAATAATGAAAACTATTTTGGTACTAGCTTC